CTGCAATAGGCAACCTACGTTTTGTGTTACTGGGACTACTGCAACAGTACTAGCATTATTTATATTTATAAGCTTGTGAATACTGTTACGGCAGAAAATCATTAAGTCGTTACGGAAACTTTTAATGCCTACTATTTGATCAGGGAGTAAAATGCTTCCAGAACCTGTTGAAGAAAAACTAGCGGGGTCAAGTGTCCCACTATAAAAGATTGTGTTCTTTGCGCTTGGCGCTCCTGCAACAACTAAATGGCTGTCGTGAATAACACATACTGTAGGGGCTGTTGATCCGCTTACTGTTACTTCTTCTGCAAAGAATGTTCGAGAAGCTAAGCCACCAGTGCCTGTCATATTAAATAAGAAAGGCTTGTTTATCCCATCAGTGATTATAAGCTGACCGTAGTCGCTGTTGCCTTCAAAGATTGTAAAAGTTACTTGGGCTTGTCCAGTTCTTGCATCTACGCTACGGTTACTAAAGGTTGTGAAGTTGTCTCCTCCACTAGCTACGCTTGCTTTGTTTAACTGTAACCAACTTGCTCCATCAACACTAAAGAAAATACCTGTACCGCTACAAACAACTACACCGTCTGCATAAACTTTAAGTCCTAATACAGTTTCACCACCATTAGGTCGATTAGATCCAAAAGCTGAGTAACCATTTATACGTCTGTACCCGCCATCTGGGTTCACTTCAAAGTTTAATAACTCTGTAGCAACTCCGGGCTGAGCAAGCATTTCAAGCTGATTAAGGTTGGTGTTTAACCCGCCTCTACAAGAGATACCAAAGGGTTGTGAAGCGGCCATTAAACATACCTCATACGATCATCTTTAATATATGTAGGCGTAGGCTCAATAAGGTTAGAACGCATACTGCGTAATCCTTTTTTGTAATCATCTAATGCGAATGATGCCGCCTGTGGATTGTCTTTGAACTGCCAGATATAGTACCTAGCTCTAGCTTGTAGAACACCAGTATACAAATCTGGGAAAACTATATTGTCGCCATGAGCAACTAGTTTTGTTGGTAGTTTCCACGCATAAAACCAAACGCGGTAGACCTTATCGGGAATAGGGCTGAGTCCAAACTTACGTGAGTCTGGGCTTCTAATAACGGCAGAAGGAACACCGTAGTTTTGTGTGTCTGCATCGTCTAGGTTCTCTCCAACTCTGCGAAAGTCTTTCCATTCTTCAGTTGTTAAGAATTTAAGGTTGCGACTTATGTACGGAGGAGATTCTCCAGATACGCCTACAGTAGTAAGATAAAAGTTATCCCAATCTATTGAACTGTAGTCGGTTGTAATATTAGAACTAGCAGGTTTTAACTCAAAGAAACGCTGACCTATAACTGTCTCAACAAATACGTTGCCGTACATTGGATCTACTGTGCCGCTTTCTGCAACAGATAAGAAAGGCCATTGAGGTTCTTGAGTTATAATATCAAAGTAAGCTCTATTTACTGAGTCTTTAACGTGTTGCTGTACGCCTAACGCACTTGAAAAGGTTGATGCAGTTAAGGCAACTTCATTGAGTTCACGAAGAAGTTCATTAGTTAGTTCAAGGTAAGTTGTTGCCATATCTTATTGCGCCTTTGATTTAGTTTCAGTTTCTTTCTTTCCAAAGATAGCATCCCAGTTATCTTCGTATTTCTTTTTGTTCTCTGGCTTATACCAACTTCCTGTATCGCCTAGTATCTTTCCTTTACTTCTGCCTTGTATCATTACAGGCTTTGTATTGCTTCCAAGTATTGCCATTATAACCTCTTAAAGATCAGGGGGCTTTTACACCCCCTTCTCTAATTGCTTACTTAGTCGATACCGTAGAACGCAGAAACAAGTGCGTCAGGGCGTAAAACTTTAGCACCATAAACGTGCAAACCACGACAGATGTCGCCAAAGCTATCTGGGTCACGAAGAACCTCAGTGCTTGTAATGGTCTGAGCCGTTGCAGTAGAACTCATGTGTCCTGCAAGGATCTGACCTGCGGCATTAGAAGTAGCAGGTACGTTGTTAGACTTGTACATATCAAAACCACGTAGCTTACCAGAAGATACCAATCCATTGCGGATTCCACCTTGTCCGGCATTGAAGTCTACAGACATTAACTTAGAGCTAGATTGTCCAAGTTGCTCGTAGAAGCTAGGTGGTGCCAAGAACCAACGTCCTTCCTCTGGGATGTTTTGCTCGTCAAGAAGACGCGCCATGTGTGCCATGACATCCAAAGGATCATGCTCGTTAGAACCGAAACCAATGTCCAAGTTACCAGTGCCGTCAAGAGTTCCTGCGGCTAGGTCAGTAGCACTGTCGCTACCAAGGATGTGGTTAGGGCTTGAAGCTGAAACGCCTGCAAACATCTTAGCAATTACACCTGCGTCAAATGCGTCACGCAAAGCGTAAGCGGCAGATGAAGATGCAACTTCTTTAAAGTTTACGTGAGACATAGCTGTTTCAATATCATCAACCTTGAACTTGAATGCGTTAGCAATATCAACGATCAAAGTAGTTTCAATGTCAGTCAGCTTAGTCTGAGCTACGTCAGCGCCACGCTCATAAGCGGCTACAGTGATTACTGGCTCTTTGATGATCTTTACAGAGTCACCGAAACCTGTGATTTCACCACTGTAATCAGTGTTGGTAATTGCTTCAGCTACCGATGCCTTACGGAAGAAGTTAAGAACCTTCTTAGAAAAGACTGAGGGTAGGAAGAAGCTGTTGTTTTGACCGGAAACTGAGTTACCAAAGTTACCGTTTGTGTCTGTGCTTTGCTCAAATAGAGCGTCTGATGTGTTAAAAGCCATGTTATGTTACTCCAAAAAAAGACAATAATATTTAATCTACTATCCTGCCTTCCATAATAGCTAGGTCAATATCGGCTTCATACTTGTCGAATTGAGCCATAGACAGTTTAGTGATTTCCCGTTGTGACCAAATCTTAGGCTCTTTGGAATCTATTTGAGTAGTTCTTGTAGATACCATGTCTGCCGCTGAAGATTTGGGGGCTTGTGATTTTCTTGTCTTCTGCTTACTTCCAATCTTAATACCATTTTCCATCTTATAAAGATCAATAGCTTTTATCGCTAATGAAACATTGTCTGGGTTTTCATAGATCCAACCTTGAATTGCTTCTGGTTGTTCCTTAGCCCATTCGTGAAACTTGTCATCGCCTCGTATATCCTCAAAATCAGGATGTCGCGAACGTAGTGTAGTCTCCGCTTCTCTACGTTGAATGTTTAGCTCTCGTTCTTCAAGAACAGACATTTTAGTTTTCAAAGCTTGTAGTTGCTGTTCACTTTGTAAGTGTGCAACGGTTTCTACAGTTTCATATAGATCAGGATACTGCTCTCTAAAATTTTCAAGATCTTCGGTTGACTTAGGCGGGGCATACGCAGGTTGCGTCTCTTGTGCCATCGCTGTAAGCTGTAGTTCTTTCTGTTTAAAATCAGCTATCTTCTGGTCGTAGTGCTTCTTTAGATCATCGTATCGTTTTTTATAATTTGTATTTCCTTTGGGAGCCTCTGCTTGTTCAGGGGCCGCAGAGCGGGTGGCCTGTGAGGGTTCTTCAAAGAAAAGCGTATCTGCTTTACCTCTACTTGGGGCATCTGGTGTGTGCCAGTCCTTCTTAGAGTTATACGGATTCGCAGTTGGTTCTTCCATTTGTTCGTTTGCAGTTGACATATTGATCACACTCCTGTTGGGGCTTGCTAGTCTTTCAAGGTGGCTATATTACTCGCGTTTGTAATATAGGGTCTTGATACTTCAAGGTGGCCTCTAGGTAAAAAAAATAATAAAGGGTTCAGCGAACTGAAGTAGCTTTATCGTATACTTGGCATTTGGTTAGCAGAGATCATTTGTTTCTTAACCTCTTCTTCACTATCATACGAATCCATATCGTCTTCGCTTGTTAGACCTCCAAATGCTTTCTTCATTAAACCACCGTCATAGGCTTTCTCAGCTTCGTCCATCATAGTTTGTAGCTGATCAGCGCCCATTTGATCGGTAGCCTTCTTAGTGAAAACAAATTCACCGTCCGATAACCTTGCGGGAATCGAATCTGATACTCCAGTGCCAAGACCTTTTACTTCGCCTTCGCCAGAGAATTCTCCTGCAACATCCATGACCTTATCAAAGATGCCACTTAGACGTTCATCACCTTCTAGAACGCCCATTAAATATTCTTGTTCTTCTGTATCTAAAGACTCGCCTAGTACATAGCCTACGTAGTCTTCTTCCATCTCAGCATCTGGTAGCTGTGAAGCTTCTGCCGCTTCTTTCTCATCTTCTGGGATGTTGTCGTATGTGTCTTCAGGCATGTCGCCTTCCATTTCCATTTCAGGTGGAACGAGCATAGAGCCTTCGTTATACTTTAACATGCCACCCATGTTTTTCTTTTTAAGGGCTTCTGCTTTTTCTTTAATCAACGCATCGGCTCGCATTTGAGCGGGCCTAGAGAGGTCGTCGTCGCGGTGCTCTACTACATAATCGTCGTATTTTTTTTGCTGTCTGCGGTCGCCTGCTTGGGTGTAATCAAGCCCGTCTTCATCCTCAACCCGATTTTTTTCTCTGCGTTCGGAAAGCCTTTCATCTGCTGTATCTGTAGAATATGACTCGCCTTCAAACTCAAAAGTATCCTCTCCTTTTTTACGGGCTTTAATAAAAGCGGCGTCGAATCTTTTTGCTACTGAGGCTTTACCTTCTTTATTTAATTTCTGAGCCTTATCCATGCTATCATCCATAGCCTTTTCAGCCGCTTCTCTCTCTAGTTCTTTTATAACTTCTTCGGAAATATCGCCAGACTCTAAAGCCGCATTATACTCGTCATTTTTTCTTTTAGACGTTAATTCCATGCCTTCTCTACGGGCTTTTTCTTCCATTTGCATTCTGTAGCGTTTATCATCCATAGATTCTTTCATTTCTTAATCCTCAATTCTTTGTTTAGCTTCTTGTATTTGTTCTTTCAGTTGTAGCAAATTAGCCAGAGAACTCACTCTCCCCTGCTTGCGGTACAGTTCCAGTTCCGATGTTGCCACCGCCAGTGCCTGTAGCTCCAAGTTCTTGAGGTTGTTGAGATGCTCCTTGAGGGCTTCCCATAGCTCCCTGTTGTTCGTCAGGGGCGACAGCTTCGCCGCCATTTGCTTGTCCAACATTTTGCGCTCCTATAATTTGTGCCATCATTGCCGCTTCTTCTGGATCGTTAAGGATTTCATCAGGGTCAAGATCAAGGCTGTAAGCTAATTCACTTACAATCTTAGAGATCTTAACAAACGGTGCAATAGCAGGATTCTGAGCAGTCTGTAAG